TGATTTATTAAGTTCATACTCGGGTAAAACTTCTTTCTTTTTCCTAAAAATTAAGTCAAAGTTTTTTTCAAACATTTCACTATTAGGTTTACTTGCTATGAAGTCCCCTGTTATATCATTACGTGCGGTCTTCTTCATTACCATACCCATGATACGAAACTGTCTCGTATCCCTTTAGTTACAGGATTAACTTTATGTGGATACAAAAAGTTAGATGGAAATATTAATATATCCCCTTGTTTTAATTTAATTTCCATGTCGTCAAACATGATAAATTCCCCACCTTCATAGTCATCATTAAGAAAGCCTACGATAGATAATGTAGGTATGCCTTTCATTTTACCATCAAACATATCATGTATGTGATCACAATGTTTAGCCATAGTCTTACCTTCTCTATAACGATTAAATCTTATATGAGTAAAACCTTGCCACCCATTAAAGTAATCATTCTTAAAATCAGTTAAGATATATTGACTGATTGCTTCCCATACTTTCTGAGTAAGTTTATCTCTCGTAGCTATGTTATCCCATGACACATCAAGTTCTTGGTCGCCACTTTGAGTAACATACTTGCCCTCAGCATTATAAAAGACATGTTGTTTCCATGTAGCTTCTTCTATTTCTTTTCTTATCTGGTCACACAATTCTTTATCAAGCCATGGATATACTTTAATGTAGTCTGTTAGCTTATCCATTTTTAAACTCCGTCAATGACTTATTATCGCCTAATGTACCTTTAATGAATGAATTAAATGCAAGACTAACTCTTACATCGTCAGCAATTACATCTTCTACATGATGAGTTAATGATGAAGGAAACATAACTATACCGCCTGTCTTAACATTAAACCACCATGAGTCGGAGTTGTATATGTCAAAGTTATCAGTAGCTAGTTGCAGTTGTTTATAACCTGACCTATGGAATGTAATCTTATCTTTAGTGGAGTCAGTAGATATATAAAGCACACCCGATATAAAACTATTAGGGTGCTCATGCTTATGATGGAACTCGCCCTTCTTAGTCCAATTAAGCCATGACTGAGTGACAAATGCTTCGGCAGGATACTTAGGTTTGTATACTCTTTTAACATATTCATTAAGCTGTTCAGTAACAAACTTGTTTAAGTCTGCCATCTCTGGTTCATTAAGAATATAGTTGTTGTTAGATGTAACATTCCCTACGTTACGATTGGTAGATGTTGAATGACTTTCTATATAAGCAAGTTCTTCTTTAGTAAAATCTCTGCCGATATTGTTGAACATGACAGGGGTCGGGAATAATAATTCAAAGTTTGGTTCATTCATAATTGGTCTGTATGTCCTTTAATAAGTCATTGAAGCTTAATTGATCTCTATCTTTAGCAAATTCAACGCTTAATAAGTATCTAGTCGTTTCAAAATTATACACCGTATGAGGTACTTGCGTGTTGAATAAATAATAAGTATTAGGTTTATATTTTAACTCTTCTATCTTAAAAACTAATTGGTCTGAATCAACTCCGAAGGCACAAAAACTTCTAGTATTAGGGGTAAGTAACATGTTGACGCCGACACCTCGTCTTGTATCTGTGTGCCAATTGTAGCAAGTGTAGGGGTCTAACCTTAAAACTCCTGCAATAAAACTATATCTTTGGGACAGCCATCTAAAGAACTCGTCTTTAAACATAAGCTCGTGCGGTAATTGTTTAGCATCAAAGTTATAGTAGGGCATCCAATCCGAAGGGGATATAGCGAAGTCAAACACTTCATTTTTAATAGTAGACTTCTTACCTATTTCATAATATGGTTTCATAAGTTTTCAATATCCATTTTGCAAATTTAATAAGTTCTTCGGGAGTTGCATTACCTTTCATCGTATTAGCTTGGTGACTAATAACTTGAATATTTCCTTTTATATATCCTTTAGTATTGTCTATCCTATCTATAGAAGGAGAATTATTATGTGGTCCTGATCGTACATCTACACATATGTGTTTAATAATTGGTATGTCTAATATAGGACAAGTCTTAGGAATCTCAACATCTACTGCCTCTATATTAAATTCTAGTCCCCGTTTAATTGCTCTTTGTCTAGCACCATTTGTCAATACTCTATGGGGATATTTCAGTCTCCATGCTTTAACTCTCGCATAAATTTTATCTTTATTTTTATCTCTATATGCTTTTTTATTAGCACTCTCCATAACTTGCTCCGTCATGTGCCTCACACGCTACAGGTAGCCCTGTTGCCCAGATAGGAGGAGTTGACATAGTGGACATTATGAAGGAGAGAGCTTCTTCCACGTCTGCCTCTGGAACAACATTGACTACCGCATCGTGAACAGTGAGCGCGGGTCGATACTTCTTATTAATCTCTATCATCTGTTCGCCTACAATAATTCGTGCTAGTGCTTGAACTACATTCTCTACGACTGATCCGCCCCATATAGAGTTAACGCCACGTCTAGACTTATATGTGAATTTAGATTTAGCTTCTGAGGTATCCCATTTAAGATCAGGGTAATAGATATAAAGACCGTTAGGTAGCTTAATGCCTTTAGATGTAATGAGTAAGGACTTGCGTGCGTCTAAGTAGTAGGGTTCTTTTCCGTCTTTCCATAACGACATGTCTTGTAGTGCATCATCGCATGCTTTCCATAAGTCAATCACTTTATTATTAACTTGGCGATAGACACCTACTAACCGTTTACATTCTTGGTCATCTAAATCCACACCTGCCGATATCTTTAATGTCTGTTGTAGCTTACTCCATCCGGTGCCATAACCTAATCCTAGAATACAGGTCTTGCCTACCGCACGTTCAGTCTTATCGTCTTTAGTAATTGTCTTACCATAAATCTTTGATGCGAATTCTGAGTATACATCTCGACCTTCTCTATACCATTCAACAATATCATCTTGACCGGATAACCATACAAGAACCCTTGCTTCAATTTGAGATGAGTCGCAGTTAATAACACGATGTCCTTCGGGTGGAATGATGGCATTCTTTAAGGCTTTCTTTTTCTTATCTCTTGCTGGTAAGTTTTGGAAGTTAACTTTGTCCGATCCTGCCCATCGACCCGTATGTGCACCGTAATACTTAAGAGGAATAGGCAACTTGCCCTTATTACGCGACCCAATACCGATGAACCTTTCAATTCTACTCTCCTCAATAGTTGACTTCGTACCTAACCTTACACGACATAGTTCTTGGATGAAGGGATCTTCATGTTCACATAAATCTAGGAAGCCTTGATCGCCTTTAGCTAGAGCGAAGGTATCTTTTCCGTTAGCCGGAGATATTTTAGTAGGCACCACAACGCCCAATTCTGTGAGTATCTCAGCGAATTGTTTGTTACTTGCAAGCTTACCTCTGACGCATTCTTCTGTATCACATTCTAATCTTGTCATCAAACCTTTTAATAGCTCTGACTTTTCTAGTTGGACTTCTTCTAGTCTGTCTTGCAATAAGCCATCGTCGACTTCTAAGACTGGCTCTGTATACATGCGTAAGGTTATGTCAATCAGTTTGATCTCTGACTCTGGGAATTCTGGGGCTAACACTTGGAATAATTTGTAGGTAAGTTCTACGTCGTTCTTGCAGTATGAACCATATTGCGCTAAGTCATTCATGCTAAAGTCTTCTAGTCGTTTACCTTTAGCGTCGATAACTTCTGTGCCTTTACGACCTAGATTGTATTTCTCCACAAGAAAAGCGAGGCTTCCACCCACGTCCACGCCATGTTTAGCGCGTGCCATAGACAACGTATCCAAATAAACAGCAGGAATGATATTAAAAATGAATGAAAGAATAGCCCCATCGAACTGTGTGTTGTGACATAAGAGGACAGAGCTTTTCCAGTCGATTGTATCCAGCTCTTGCTTGATCGCATTATGTGTGCCGGTAATCCACTTCGTTTCCCCGTCATCAATCTTAATGCCAACGCCAATGACTTGGAATCTTTCATGTCTTATGTATTCTTCTGTGGTTAGATTGGTTAGTGAAAACCCTGTTTCATAAAAGGTTTCGAAATCTAGGGTGACAAGTTGCATAGGTTTCCTATGTTATTAATTAGTGCTATCTCATGCAAACGACAGATAGCGGTGCCGTATTGTTGACGTGACTAAAGGGGAGGCTTTAGGTCACCCTACTTGCATTGTAGGAATTTGGTGGGCTACTCGCGGTTATATAATAGCAAAAATACCATCACGAATTTTCATATAAATAAAGTGCTTTCGCCCGTTGACTCTAAATGACTGATAATAATAGCAGTACAGCTACCACTATGGCAAACATTATTTTACTGTTTCTATCTTCGTTCTGTTCAAAGTTATCAGGTTTATATGGTGCACCCCACGCTTCTCTTGCTGAACGCGGTGTAGGTCTATCAAACGCATCGGGATTAAAAAATCTCCAACCTTTCTTAGCATTCTTTTTAAATACTTTCATTTGCCATGATTCAAATTCTTTTATAGCCATTCTTGCACTCGGACTAAAGTTACTTGTATTACTCATATCAATTCTCCTTTTTCTTTTGATAGCTTTCAAATTCATTTCGGCATTGAATTGAACACCAACGTCGGTCATCCTTAATCGGTTCTTCACACCAGATACATGCCCCTGTCTGATTAGAAGGTTTTTTGATTTGTTCATGTGCGTTCCTTATACCGACATCGATGGCGTGTTGCATTAAATCATTAGCTACGTCGGCATCATCTCCCATCATACGTTATATTTCATCCCTTGCCTTTTTGCATTTGTTTCTGAGGTATTATTAAAATACCCATTCCAATTGGTATTCGCCCCTTTAGGTAATGCTTTAGGTAATTTAATTAAACCTTGTTTGGCTAGTTCTCTCACTCTTGTAGCACTTCCTGTTGCGTGTAATACAATATGATTACGAGATGCGTTTGGATACTTTTCCATATACTGATTTACTGCTTCGATGATTTGCTCATCTGTTTTTTTGTTAATCATTAAAACAAACACTCCCCTACTAATTTAAATAAATCTTCTTTAACCTGTTCTACTTTCTCAAGTCTGATTACTTTAGCATGAGGATTCTTTTCTGTAAACCATTTAGCTTCCTTGACAGACCATCTATATTGGCGTATGACTTCACCCTCATCGTCCACTACTGCGTAACTAAAAGGAATCATGGCACTAAAGTCTTTTGTTCAAAGCATTCAAGATGTGACTTCACAAACATATTAGTTTTAACCTCTTCATAGAGTTCTCCTTGTATGCATTTAAGATTCGCCTTAGATTTCTTTTGCATATGAATAGACTGCATAACTCCCCAAGTAATGCAACATCCTACAATTAATCCTACTAGCACAAACCCTGTGCCTTTATATTCTTCGCTCATTATCCCCTCCTATATTGTCTATATATTCTACACATTTTATTGCCTTGCATCACGTTATATAAATTACATCTTACGATAGGTTTATTACGCGCTATTAAATACTGCTCGCCTGTGTATTGCACCCCCATCTGTGTAGCTACACTTGTAGCAAGAGATACACACCCACTACTAAAGACCATTATAAGCATCAGTAAGACGTTGCGTAGACTCACGGTAACTTTTAACTCCTGTAATCTTTTCAGCATTTGCTTCATCTTTATATAATGGGGTGATCGTGATGTAATGTTTCTTATTAGGTAAGTCTCGTATCCACGACAATTCTTTCGGACGGAATTGTGTTATCGATGACCACACTAACTCACCATTAACATTGAATTCTTCTGTTGACCATGCGTATGGTTGTTTAAGGGTTTCTTGCATATTTGCTACCACCTTGTTTATAAAATATTAGGTTCGACCATTTTACTACAGGTTGCAATCCTGTCCATGATCTTGGTTTCTTTATTGTTGTGTCATGAAAGTGAGTGGCTCCATAACTATAATCTACTTCTATTCTATGTAATACTTTGTATGCTATGTCTTTATATTGTTGTCGGATTACCGATGGCGGTTTAACTAATCCATACCAACTAAACTGCGCGGGTCTCTTCATTTGATAGCATACGTTCTTATGGTCGAACTCTGCTCTACGCATTAAAACGTAGCCTACGGCAATTTGCGCTTCGCGTGGCTCATGAGCGGACTCCATGTAAATGGTTGTGGCTAGGCACAATAAGGCTTGGTCAAGCATAAGCTTCCCCCTTCTTCTTTATCACTAATTTCAGTAATCTTTTAGGATTGGTTCTCTTCGTGAGAAATTAATTTGTCTAGATACCATCGGGCTTTTTTTAAGTCCTCGATACCGTTCTTGAATTTGTATCTCCAAATATACTTAATGACGTTAGCTACGCAAACTGCGCTGATGCCTATCAATCCTTTAGTAGATTCTTCAATAGCGTCGATGCACTCAATCTTGCCTTGAGTGTAGTGTGATGGGTGGTTAACATTGTCTCCCGCACCCGTGTGTTTTACTGCTTTACTTCCTGTGTAACTATGTAATATTTTCTTTAACCTAGTCATTCAATCTCCTTTACTAGAGCTAATAGTGCCTCTATATTATCCTCATTTACCACGATTGCCAAGCCCTGATTGCGTTGTATCTCTTTTATGTTGTGTTTTTGCAACAACGTTGGCTCGTTCTTTCCGGCTTTACATTCAATACCAATGAACCTTCCTTTATAGCAAGCGATGATATCCGGCACGCCACTCCTACCAAATCCCGCAGTCATTGGGGAAAAGTGATACGCACCAATGTCATCTAATATCTTCTTGACTTGCTTCTTTACTTTAGCTTCAGGCGTTGCCATGATAATTAATTCCTTCTTCTGCTACATTTTTCCAATTAGCATCACTCAAACGTGACCATAAATAACTGTCTATTTCTGCACCATTAAATATTTGCTCATGTGGTGCATCGTCTTCTGTCTCTGAATTTACCCATGCTTGATACTTATCATCGAATAATGTTTCAGCTTGTTTGTTCCAAACAATACCCCCATATTTAAAATCTACATATTCACAACCATAAGGATCAGTCACCTCATCTGCTAACCAAAACAATTCCGTCTTGTCTCGATACGCAAACACCCCTACAATTTGTTTATCTTTTTTTAATCTTACGATTGCAGTCGCCATGTTCTCTCCTAGATGGTAGGTATTACATTCAACTCTGATTGACTCGATGTCCATACACTGCCGGCTTCGTTACCTTTGTTATCACTCATGGGGACGATCCAATGCCCGTCAGTAAACTCAATCACAAGTCCATTACTAATCCATCCCATCTCTTCTGTTTCTCTTTCATTAAAATACCTCACCCGCCTAATTGTTTTACCCACAAGATAATTACTTGCTAGGTTACCCCAATGTTCTCTAAGTTCTGCTTTGCTTTGTTCAACTAGTTCTTTGTTTTCTTCCATCTTGTTTCTCCTTTTTAAATCGTTCTGCGCCTGTGGTTATCATGCGGGCGTATGCACTTGCATCTTCTAACGCACTATCTTCAAATAGTGATTGTTCTTGTATTGCGTATTCCAAGTCTTGATCAATCGTCACATTTACCTCCGATACATGCACGCGCGATGATTTCATTTTCTATATCGTTGTATGCGTCTGCTTGCACGAGGTGATCTGCGTATTTCTTTTGTCTGTCGTATAAACTATGCTCAACTTCCATTGCATATGCTTTGACAACCATGCCCTTTTCTCGTAACGGCTCGGCGATAATGGTGGTGACGTGATCACTTGGTTCTACACCCCACGTCTTTACTTCTTCATACTTTGTTTCTTCCATGCTTACTTCGACTACTACGCTAAACTTTTTCATGCTTTCTCCTTAATGTAATACTTCGTTTGCTTTGTCTATCTGATTAGCCATGTTTATTATGTCAAGGGCTTTCTTCTGCGCCTCGATCACTTCGCCTATCTTCATGTTCCTTGCTATCTCTAGTCCTAACTTGGTAGCCTCTTCTGACTCTTCATCACTTGGCGCTAGAATTGCATCGACCATCGCTCTTATTAATGCTTCTTCTTTCATCATCGTATCACCATCACAAGCAATAGAAATATGTTAATCCCTACAGATACAACTGCACAAAATGTCAAACGTCTATAGTGTTCCCTATGCAATCGCACATACTCGCTTAAATAAACTTCTCTATCGTAGTCTTTATAAATCGGTTTTGTTTTCATGCTTGCCTCCACTAATTAAATTAATGATCTCTGCCTTTGCTTGCTCTTTACCATCTGCTAGTCCATGTTCATACGCGCTATCAACATAGAATCTAATCTCGTTAAACTCTTTATCAAACCTTACTGCCATTGATGCCTGTATGTCGTCCATCATTTTAGTTATTGCTTCCATCTTTCTTCCCCTCCTCAAATTTTCGTAATGATTCTATATACTGATTTGTTGCAAAGTTAATACCTCTTACAATACCCAGTCGCATAGCGTCATAAAACATCTTCGCGTCTTTCTCTGACCTTGTTCTCTTATGCACGTCGACATACTCGTAATACTCAGCTACCGCTACTTCTATAATGTCTTCCTCAAACTTACGTTTCTTTTCTTCGTTGACTTGGTGTTGTGTCATTTATAAATTCTCCCCAACCCTGTAAAAATACTTTCTAAATCTTTAGGTTCAAACGCATCTTTATTAAACTCAAACTTTGTCTTCCTACCATTACTATGTTTAACGTAGCCTGTTACCATAACTTGCTCTACGATAATTTGTTTTTGTTTCTTGTCCGTCATTTAATATTCCTCTTGTGGCTCACCATACTTTTGTGCCATCTCTTGATTAATCGCGCAATTAGTTTCGTATTCAACTTCATCTAAGTATCCCTCGATGTCTTTACCCGCTTGTCTAAATGCTTCCGGTAATGCTAGGTCTTCTATTCTACCATCATCCCACTTGATTGTGATCCACCAAGATTTTATTTTTACATTTCTTGGGTCTTCTAATGGCGGGTCTAAGTCTCTTTCTAATTCTTGGTTCATTTGTTGTCCTCCTCTATTTTAATTTTGCCTAAATATCTATACACTCCATCATCTCGAATTTCTAATGGTCCTTCATCATACAATTCTATTCTACCTTCCTCTATATCTAGCCATGCGTATGCGTGTTGTGGCTCGTTAGCTTGGGGTTTAATATCTTCCCTCTCAAAATAAGCCCTACATTGTTCAAAGATTCCATCAAATAACTCTTGCCCAAACTCTGTGTTACATGATCCTCCATCTTCATCTTCTGTAATACATTTCTCTTCTAAGTCAAGCAAGAATACTACGTCGTCAAAGATTGCCTCTGCTAACTCCCCCGCTTTTTCGTTAGGCGAATTGTCTATTATCTCTGTGCCGTTAATTAGTTTCATCGTCTTGCCTCCTCGTGCATAAATTTCATTTGTTTATCTATCTCGTCTAGTTCTTTCTCTTCTTCCTCACTTCTTACTCTCACTTGCATTTGTTTATTTTCTTCCCTTATCATATTGAATCCTTCTTCCTCTGTGAATATATCTCTCTCGTCTTCTGTCTTAAACCATTGAACATCTATGATGTCACTACCATCTGAATTAAAACTCCATTCAGCACCATACGGATATTCTTTTGATAAGTCTTCACACTTAAACCCATACATCTCATTAAAATGATTCTCACCACAACAACCTATCTTTTCCCCTTGTGGTTCACCGCAGTAATAACAAAATTCTCTACTCATTTTCTAACTCCTCTACTACCCATCTTTTTTCTGTTTCCCATGCACAATATCTGCAACCTTCTAAATGAATTATTTGTTCCCAATCCTCATCTTCGTATGCCTCTTTAATTGCATCATAATACTCGTGGTCTTCGTCTAGGTTTTCTATACACCACTCGGCGACACCTTGTTCAGTATCCCAAAAGTTTAATTCAGCATCGTCTTCGTCCCATACATGAACCCATGTCTCTTCATAAACCTTAATCTTTTTTCCTGTCTCTTGATTTACATAAATATTACTCATCATCGTCCTCCTTTTGCATATTTAAATATCGCTTATATTCTTCTTGTAGTTCTTCGTCTGTGTAATTGTTATATCCTCTTCTTCCCTGTAAAAGCATATCTCTTATTAAGTCGTCATTCTCACCCATTGACATACTAGCTACACCATTCATATCATCTTCTACAAGTTCTTGTATCATCTCTTCTCTAGTCTTCATCTTCCTCAACCTCCACTATGTCATCAACTTCAAAGCCTCGTCCTTCCACGATGTCTTCGTTGTCTAGCGTTTCTGCAAACACTTTGTATGCCTCGTCCTCGTTCTCTGCCTCAACGATTTTCTCATACCATACTTCTTCCGTTGCCGTCACCTTAAATTTTTTCATACTGCCTCCTCGTATAAATCTATACAATCACCTACGTTTCTAACCTCAACAATATCTACGCGGTTATCCTTTACAAAAAAATGCACGTTGAAATCTTGAGGCATTGTTTTTAGCTCTTCAATAAGTTCATATACTTTCATTTCACTTCCTCCTCTGCATTCTCAATCTCAATGACTGCTAATCCAAACTCTTGCCTAGCTTTCTGCATAGCGTGTTCTTCGTTCCTAGCATGGATTAAACCAAGTCTGCGTCCTTTTTTATCTAATGCGTAATACCACACCTCGTTCATACTCATACTTAATCCTCCGTATATCTCGTTGTTCACTCTGTTAATCTCGTTAAATAAGTTCATGCTACCTCCTCCTCTATCTCTTCTAATTTATCTTTTATGTCTTGGTATACTTCGTTTAAATTTTCATACCCGCTTGGTAACTCACCTTCCAATAAATCACATACATCAAAATATACTTCTTGCAACTTTGTCTTTGTATTTTTATCTATCATGCTTGCGCCTCCTCAAAGTAAAGTTCATATTCATCTTTCAGTTCCTCGTCTGACATCTCGTCATAGCCTGTCATACCTCCTCTAAATAAATCATCAATTTCATAAGGTTTCCACTCATACCAACAATCAATTCTATGGTCTACTAATCTTTTAATCATTTCTTCTCTTGTCTTCATACTGCCTCCTCTATAAGTTCTAGTTCTGAAGTTCTATATATAAGTGTATTGTCGGGTGCTTCAAACTCGCTATCGTCATCAGTAATAACAACCTTCGTCCCCCAATCGTAGCGTATGATTGTCCCTGTAATACATTGGTCTTTTACTTTTACTCTGTCCCCGATGTTCATTCTTTTACCTCTCTTATCTCTGCCTCATCATAGTAAACATCATCTACATCAAAACCCCATTGGCTTTCTTTGGTGTCCCAATATTCTGCCTTATCCATAAACTCATAGTCGTTCATCAATTCTTTTACTTGTTCCTCTGACTCTGCGTCAATGTAGTATGTCACTCTCACTACTTCTATTCTTTTCTCGGGTATCACTACTTCAAACTTTTTCATACTGCCTCCGTTATATTAAAATGTTTTTCTAATTCCTCATCTTCCAAACTTATTAAATCGGGTGTGTCTTGTCTTGGTAATGCCACCACATTTTGTTCGGGTGCTAAACTCTGACAAAGCTTAAGTGTATTCTCTAACAAAATATCAAAGCCACTATTGCCCATCACTCCACCGCCATTACTAATTGTTGCCATGATTTCAAAATCATAATCATCTCTTAAAAAACCTACTGAATAATAATCTACTCTCATACTCACACTCCCTTTCATGTTGTTAATACTTGGTTTTATTAGGATACCTATCTTTTTTATTATGTCAAGCTTTATTTACTAATTATATTTTTATGGGGGTTTCATAGCGGGCTTGGTTCAATCCTCACTTGCCACAATTAATCCTCGCTTACCCCGACTGCATAGCTATCACAAAATAAAAAATTAAATTAAAAAAATACCCCTAGTTTTATAGGGGTATGAGATGTTACACTATGTTAGCAATAGTATAACAAGGGTAAAAAGTTTACTTGGTGCATGGTGCTTACTATGCAAAGCTTAATTCATATTGGATTGGAAGTTTATTGTCATAATAATTGGCGGTGATTATTGATTCGTTTTCACAATACTCAATGTCACCTAAAAACCCGCCTACGCTTTCCAACACTTCACCGCTATCATCGTATAAGGTAAAACCATAGCATTCACCCCTACAATAATCATTAAAGGTTTTTACTTCTTGATTTAATATATAATCAATTTCATCATCGGTTTTATATCCATGCTTTTTTAATTCATCGCGATAGGCATAGATAACACCTATTTGACCGCTATCCCATCTACATGAATAAGGCTTGGTGCTTATCGTGATATTGCCATGCTCATAAGCATAGATAGGTAAAAAGAATATTTCCTTCTCATTATCTTTTAAAAATTCCATCAATTCATCGGGGCTAGAATAATTATGCTTATCGCCCAAATCATATTTTTTATGAAAACATATCATCGTGCCAACATTATCCCATTCACGCGGATTATCGCTATAATCATCAAGCCAATACTCAATTTTAAATCTTTTATGGTTTTCGGTTCTTACAATATTCATTTTACTTGCCCCCTTTTATAAACCCATTTAATTCATAGGTTTCAATTAATGATAACATCTCAATTTCGCTTACATTCTTATGTATAATTTCATCGCCATTGTCATAAGCGGTTATGTTATACACTTCATTTTCTTTTATGGTTTCAATCGCATAATCTTTTCTAAACATATCACACCCCCTTAATTCATTTCACTATATAAAACATCGTAACCGCTAGCCCTATCATAATCACTTTCAAAATCGGTGCTTTCATACTCACTTGCTAGGTATTCTAGGGCGTAAACACTATACATATCATTCTTATCATTCATCACTTCATCAAAATCATAAAACGATATAAACCCGCTTTTACTTTGCGCCCTATCTTTTACCCAATCTAAAAAGGCGGGCTTTGCTTTCATGGTTTTAATTAATGACTCATTTTCTATGATATCAATATCACAAAGAATTTTATCGGTCTCAAAATTGTATTCACGGGGGCTTGATAGGCTTATATTTTTAAACTTGATATCTACCTTGTAATTTTCTTTTAACCAATCGCTAAATAAATCACAATATAAATCTATGTAAACACCCCGTAATTTTTTAAAATCAACATTATCTAAAATATTATCCCAATTACAATTCCCGTTATCATCGCTAAAATAAGACTCACACGCCCATTCTATGTTGTCATCGTGAATTGAATTGTAAAACCCGCCAAAATTAATTGTGGTTTTTATATGCTCACTTGCTTTGATGTTTTCTTTTAAGTTTTCCATGCTCACTTGCCCCTTTTAATGTTATGTTGCATTAATTGATAGATAGCCTTAAAAATTAAATATGAATTGCTTTTAATTGGTTTCATGGTTTTACCCCTTTAAATTGTATAAGGCGTATTTTGTGAAAGTGTTTTACATTCATCAACACTCACAAGCCCGATAGATTTTAAATTATGAATTATGGTGTAATTGGTGTGGAAAATCATATCCATGCCACACCCGCCAATCCTAAAATAATCAGAGTTTTTTACTTTGGTATAACCTAAAACATCAAAGAATTGATAAAAATTATATAATTGGTGCTTATCGCTTGTATCACTCTTTGCCAATTCTACAAATTTTATATTTCTACTCATACCGCTTTTTGAAACTGAATTAATAGCGCATATCATTCTATTTTCTTTTATCGCTTTAATGTATCGCTTTGCATTATTAATAAAAGTTTCAATATCTATTTTGTATTCATTCTTTTTGTTATAACCTTTAATAAATGTCTCAATCTCTTTTATGTTTAAATTTTCCATGTTGTTTACCCCTTATTTTGTTAAGTTTATTAAATCATTCTTTGCTATTTGGCGGGCTTGTCTCATATCATATTCATAAAACCTTTTATGGTATAAAACTTCCGCCCCGATAGCCTTATGATAATAAGTGCCAAAAATTGTAAAACTTCCATCATGGTGCTTTTCAACGCCCCCGCTTAAACTATATTTATTTTCCATCTTTGTTACCCCTTTTATTATTGTTTTTAAATAACCCTAGTTTTTACTAGGTGTTTTAAGGATACATAAGTTTTTTATATTTGTAAACTATTATTTTACTAATTAATTTTAAGGGGGGTTATATATAAGGTAAAAGTAAAAGCGGGGCTATATATAAGGTATATGTCTTTGCCTTGTTTTATACCTAAGTGTTTTACTAGGGTATTATTGGCGGGCTATGTTTACTTAGTAATAACCCTGTTATGTTACAAGTTTTACTAGGTTTTTAGGGTAAAAGTGCGGTAAGTGCTTGATTTATAAGGTGTTACAAGTGTTACAAAATTACGCTTTACTAATAAACACGAAAAACAGGGTAAAAAGAAAAGCGCGTGAGCTTGTAAGTGCTTGTTTTATATATATAATATATTTTATTATTATTATTATTAATGCATGATTAATGCAAAATGTTACAGGTTACAAGCTTTTTGAAAAGTATAGCGGGTTGTTTTTAGCGTGTATTACACCGCGCAAAGAAGGGGCGCGGTCACAAAGTATTCACAAAGTTTTAAGGGGGGCTTATTATGTTTTTCTTTGTAACATTGTAACACGCGGTTATTACTTAATTAAAACAATGTCATAGCTATGTTACATTCACGCGATACATTAATAAACTTTGTCACATCGTTGAATATTAAATAAAACTAAGTAAACACGGCGCAATCCTAAGTTTACTAGGTTATAACCCTGTTTTTACTAGGTATACCCCGCCCCGACCCCCCAAAACCAAGTTGGGACTCCGCGCGACTTCGTTACACTTTGATCTGCACAAACAATCTGCAAAAAAGTCCAAATCTCAAACCCACCCCCTATGAAAAATAAAGGGTCAATCAAAAAATTTCTATAAAAAAATTAGTCAAATATCAAATGTAAAGTTTCATTCAAAGGAAGGGAAAGGGTAAAACGAATGAAAACTAGATTGCTTTAGGATCGAAGTTATATAACTCGGAGTAAACGTCTTTAATACGTAGGAACTTCTCACCGTGTTGATCAAAGTCATCGTCGCCCTTATAGTAAAGGTGTAAATGGATCATTTCGTGGAGAAGCGTTTGGAAGATGGTGATAAAGTGACCACAAGAACCTGAACTTATTTCAATAGCCATGTCCACTTCGTCAAAACATCCGTAAATACCAGGGTTCTTGATAACACGGAATGTAACTTTGTTAGACTTAGGCATCTTTAGGGTGTTAAAAGGGGGTAGCTGGCATGCCATGTTGTAGAGAATCTCTAAGTTCTTTTTAGTCAGAGTGGTTTTCATGTAGTTATTCTACCTTGTTTTAATAAAAACTATGTTACAATCATCAATAAAGCTGCAATTAATTTCAAAAGGTGTAACAGCGACACATGAATCAAGAAAATATCCAAGTAGATCAAGGACATAACTCACCTTCCGATGTGGTTATTATTCCGTACATAGAAGAAAACGTTCCTTTACCCCGAAATTCCCACGAAGCACTACCCAGTATGACCAATGAGAAGGAAGTTATGGTCAGAGCGACAACAATTAAAGAACTTAGTGACTTAACTGGCGAAGAAATTGCGCCAGATGCAAAACATAGGCTAGACGCAGAAGAAATTGCGCGGGATATGGTCACAAATCCACAGAAAAAGCAAGAATTTATAAATTACGCAAATGAAACGATGGCATACTTAGGTGGCATGGTGGGAACCTATAACCATATGATTGTGAATGACCTAGCAGAGTTAAAGTTATACGTGGTTAATAAGTTGGTTGAGATAGTACAAGATGAAGAGAGTAATCGCAAAGAACAAATCACGGCACTTCGTTCAATCGGAGAAGTAGACGGCGTTGATGCATTTAAGAAAAAGACAGAAGTCCTACATAAGGTTGAGAGTATTGATGAAGTTGAAAAAGAACTAATTAAATTGTTGAATGAATTTAAATCTCAAGGGCTCATAAAAGCAGATCCTCAAACGATAGATGCAGAACTAGTTGAAGAGCCTGTCGTAGAAGAGGTAAAAGAAAAATCATTTGATGACATTGTACAAGAAGCGGTAGATGGAAGTACAACAGGAGACTAAGGGTGAGAAGTTAACTCCCGCGATGGTGGCAGAGTTGATGAAAGCGGTTCCGACCATGTCGCCGGAGCTGAAGCGTAGTACACTAGAGAAGATAAGAGTATTTAAAAAGAACTGGGTACAAGATCACGGCAAGGATAACTTTTTAGATTTCATTGCACACGTCTACCCAGGCTACATGGTAGGAGCACATCATAGAAAACTGGCACAGATATTTGAAGACATTGCTGCGGGAAAAAAGAAACGCGTTATTGTTAACATCGCTCCGCGACATGGGAAGTCAGAGCTTATTTCTTACTTGGCACCGGCATGGTTTTTGGGTAAGTATCCACACAAGAAAGTTATTATGGCATCTCATACTGCTGACTTGGCAGTTAACTTTGGTCGCCGTGTCCGTAACCTTGTGGGTAGTGATGCGTATAAGGACATTTTTCCTCAAGTAGAACTACAGGCTGATAGTAAGTCGGCAAGTAGGTGGGGAAC